TATAATTATAATGAATCTTCTATATTCAAATAATAATGCGGTAAAATTACCCCCTTGGTATAAACCTATTGATCCAGTTCTACAAGAATTTTTAAAAGAATATCACAATACGAGTACAAAAATGACAAGAAAAAAATATACTAACATGTTTCCATGTATTTATTCTACACCTTATAGAACAGAATTAGGTTCGTGTACTCTTTTAAAACGCACATTGCGTTCAAAATTACGTTACTCCAACCCAACTACAGTCACATTTGTAAATTTTTCTAAATATGAACTCGATATAACCGTGACAAGTATAGCTACAACCATGAAGGGTTGTGGTATAGGTATAATGGGGAATAGTATAACCATGGATGTTAATAAAACGGAACCAAAGGAACAGGTTATAAAGTTAAAACCCGTCTTATATAAAGAAAATTTAGTATCACGCGTCAGGGATGACGAGCGCGTAACAAATCATTTCACAAAAAAATCCATAAAACAAAAATCTAACAAAATGTTTCTCATCATACCCAAGTGCCTGGCGGCTTCGACAGCTCTTATAGATCCGTGTACACATTCATATTATCTCACGGTAAAGGTATGTCACCCTCAAAAAAAATGTAAACCCATCATGGTGGATCTTATCCATAGTTCGGGGTATGACGTAATTTTTAATGATGAAAATATAGATCAGGATTTTAACGAAAATATAATCAATCACGTGTTAAATCTTATAGATATGAAAAGAGATGAAATTAATGATAATACTGAAGAACTCTTAGAATTAGAAAAGCAGAGCGAAAATTATAAAAAACGTAAAGATGCGATTAAAAAAATTGATAATATGTAAATGGTACACCTCGACCGAATAAAAGAAGAAATACGCGTCTTACGAATAAAAGACAGAAGTTTGTTATCCTCTCGTGTCTTCGAAAATTTTTATAAAAGATTCTCATATTTCGAAGCTATGCGAATGGGATTGAATCCAGATAAAGGGGGTTTGAGTGATGAAGATATGATAGAATTCAATTACTTGAAAGAATATTTCGATTTACTGAAGGAATATTTTCCGGATTTAAGTAAAAAGTGGCGTTCATCTAATAATGTATGATTCCACTAGCAGATAGGAAAGTTTTGGTTACACCGAGAGCAACCAATCCAACACCAATCTCAGGCCACTCCATCTTAAGCAGGCGTCCGGCGATAGTCATCGGCATGACCCATGAAGCAAGTTGAAACACGGCGTAATTTGCGAGGTCTGATTCAGGTAAAGCAGCTTGAACTTTGACGCGACGGATGGGACGACGAAGTTGAATCTTGTTTTTTGATTTTAGTTGTGATAATCGTGGATTTTGTGGAACTATGGGATTTCCGAGAGCTAACATTTCTACCATTTTCATAAATTATTTCTTTAAACACCTAAGTCGACATTATGCCATGAACTTTTCATAATAAAAATGCCCGGCATGAAGTCTACCTCTACCGCCAGCTACATCCTCAAGATCGAGAAGGAGAACGCTGAACTCAAAATCACGAACGCCAGCCTCGCCGACGACATCAAGACCTACCGAAACATTCGCGCAGTTATGGGCGACTTTGACTCTTATGAGGAATCTCGTACCAAGATCGAGAATCTCAAGAAACTTCTTACGACATCTGAGAACGAGCGCGTCCAAGCCCTTGAAGAGCTCCACACGTACCGCAACAAGAGTCCTTCGATGTACGATGAAACCGCTCGAGTCACGGATAAGAAGTTCACTATCATCAACCACAATAATATCCCACTTGTTGATCACCTGATGAATCTGTGCAGTCGCGAAGAAGATTACTTCAAGTCCGCCGCGTACAAGAAGGGTTATGAGGTTGTGGCTGACACTCGTTATGAGATCATCGATGGTGAGGATCTACTTCATATCAAGGGTATCGGTAAGTCTATCGCATCCAAGATCAACGAGTTCCTCGAGCAACAAGATCCCGACTACGAAGAGTCCGTGTGTTCCAACGACTATGAGTCTGATACGGAAACTGAGACTGATGAAGATGAATACTACGTTTCATACAATCAAAATCTCACCAATGCTTTTGACCTTCTGGCATCTCTGGAGTACAACGACTATAAATGTGAAGCCTACTCTAAGGCTGCTCGTACCATCAAGGAACTTGATTTTGTTATCACCGATGTTCAGCAAATCGCCGGACTCAAGGGTTTTGGTAAATCCATCATCTCAAAAACCATGGAGTTTTTGAAGACTGGTACGATTCGTCGACTCGAGCAACTTCAAAACACTGATACTAACCAGAGTATCGCGTGGACTCTCGACCTTCTCGCTGATCTCGAAGATGGCGACAACGGATCCCAGGATAAGTACAAAGTCAAAGCTTACAAAAATGCTGCGGATATCATCAGCAACCTTGATTTCGAGGTTATGAGTGGGCAGGAACTCGCGGAAGGTCCCGATAAGATCAGGGGTATTGGTAAATCCATCGCTTCTAAGATTGATGAATATCTCCAAACTGGTTATATCAAGAGGATCGAGGAACTTGCGAACTAAAAATATGAGAAGAATACATGACGGGGCCGCAAGCTATAACATTTTGCACTAGTTTAGCTTGTATCACGATAGCTGATTTTATAAGAACTATGAATGAATTTAAAAAGAATCCTAGTAAGTAAAATATAATGACCATTTTCCTGGCTCTATACAACACCACCGTGTCCATGGGACCTCAGTACGTATTCAATCTCTATAAATGGGTTCGTACAGCTGTTTGGGATGCCCCGTATCGAATCTATCTCGATGTTCAACTTGAAATCATTCACATCGAAAATAACCTAAGTAGATTTTGTGAAGAAGAAAAAGAAAAGGAATGAGCTATTACACACACGAACAAGCCTTGACGTTTTGTCTAGCCACGGCACCGCTCTGCTCAGACGTACAACGTCTTATTTGGAAAGAAGTACTTCGAGAAGAAATACCTAACACACCCCCTCCCACACCCAGAAAAAAATGACAAATCTTCTAAAATCTCTTTACGACATTCTAAATATTTCAACTAAAATGAAAAAACGAGAAGAAGAAGTCGAAAAACATATAATAATTGAAGCAGTGAATGAATGTGGTGAAAAAAGATACATTCAAGTAAAAAAAACAATAGATTCAGAACGATTGGAAAATGTACGCATTCTTTATAGGAAGAGTAAGAAATTGATTTCCCTCTTATCAAGAAGTAGCGCCGATGATGAAACTTTCAGAATGATATTAGATCTTCATGAAAAAATTAAAAATGCCAGATATACGAATGAAGATATAGATGACCTATTCGACGAATTTGAAGAAATGAAGAAAAATATAAAAAGAATGTCAATTTCAAATATGAACCTAAGTAGCTTAGAACTTCTAAAATAATATAATAAAATGGATCTCTTTCATAAACTTATTGATTTGATTGATAAAAATTCGGATAATATCCCCGAAGGAGATTATCTGGAAATTTGTGATACGATCCAACAACTGAGAGACAAAGTACGTCCCCCATCATTTCTATTGGATCAAAATGAACCTATGACATTGTCTAATATGACGGATGGAAGTTGGGGTGTAGAAGGTCCTCCTCCCACGTATGTTCCAACCTGGCATTCCGCTGACGAAATCGCGTATCCGGGATTGGCTGATTTTTTAAACCAACTCGATGCTGAATGGGCTGCCACAGATAACGAAATTGTGGAAGATTCAGATGTTGATGAGACGATTTCTTGGTTTCCACCACCCGAAATCCAAGCGCATCATAGATAGCATTCAAAATTTTAAATGTTTATCACAAACAGCCATGTACATATCACGACCTCCCACAAGTTCAATTTCTTTATTATTTGCGATACGTTTTGTAAAGGGTCCAGATGTTCCATCTTTACATCGCATACAAAGTGCAGAAAGTTTTGTCACTTCACTCGCCATAGGAATACAATCTAATATCTCACCAAATTTCATTTGAAACGAATCAGCGTCCAGACCTGCGATTATCAAATCCTTATTCACGTACATAGCACAATCTACAAACTTTTTAAGACGCGGAAAGAACTGAGCCTCATCTATAGCGACTATATCAGCCTCGTCGAATTCATTCATGTAAAGTACATCAAACAAGTCATAAACCTTTATACATTTGAAACTGACATTATCGTGGGTTTTTAATACTTCATCAGGGGATCTCGTATCTTTAGCTGAATTGATGACGACAATCTTTTTACCTATGACCTTCAATCTTTTCAGTCTTCTTATCAACTCGGAAGTTTTGCCAGAAAACATATTTCCCGTTATGATCTGGAGACCCATTTGTGTTTATATACGCTTATTTTTTTAAATATTATATTAATTTAATGCTAAAAACATCGTACAATAAATCACTATGTCAAACGGGTATAGTTCATATAGGATACGGAGCTTTCCACAGGGCACACCAGGCCGTATACATAGATGATTACATGGAACTAACCGGGGACCTTCGATGGGGGATAGTAGCTGTCAGTCTAAGAAACGAAGGAATTCGGGAAGTTGACGATTACATACTAAAAACACCTTCTTCTTATAGATTAGTTCGATCTCATCTCGATTATATAGATTGGACTAAGAATAGAACCATAGCTAAACATTTGCTCACATTACCCAGTGTACATCTCATAACCGTCACGGTTACTGAAAGTGGCTACGCGCCCGGTTCCCCCCTTTATGAATATTTAGCGTGCGGACTACGTAATAGAAACTCCCCCATAACTATTCTTTCATGTGATAATAGCAGTCATAACGGTGTTGCTCTAGAAGCCCAATTTCTAGCGTATCTATACCAAACCAATCAGTTCGAACTCGCTGACTGGATAAAGGAAAACGTTAAGTTTCCTTCGTGTATGGTAGATCGTATAACACCCAGACCTACGCGCGCATTACAAGACGAGATAGAAAACATCTTTCCGGGTAGTCATCTCAGCGAAAACCCTGTACATACGGAAGAATATACACAATGGGTCATAGAAGATAAGTTCGCATCGGAGTTTCCAGACTTGACCCAAGTTGGAGCTATAATAACCGAAAACTTAGAACCATACGAACAGGCCAAACTTAGAATTCTTAACGGTGGACATACGTCACTCGCCTACCTTGGCGTATTGTCTGGGTGTGAAACGTTCGATGAAATCATGAACCTTCCGAGTCATAGACAACACTATGAACGATTACAAAAAGAAGAGATCATACCATCTATAGATATAGATTTACCTTTTGATATACACGAATACGCAGAAAAAATAGAAGAACGTATTTCGAGTGTAAACAATAAGGATTGTCTCGATAGAATTTGTATGGATGGATTTACAAAATTCCACACCTTCGTCGTGCCTTCGTTAAAGAAATGTCTAGAGCAGGGAAAGAAACCCATACACATTTACAAAAGTATAGCGGCGTGGTATATTTATTGTAGAAGATTCGCGAAAGGATGTAAAAAAATTAAATACAGTGAACCAAATTGGTTATTATTGGAACCGCTATTAAGTGACGAAAATATAAATGAATTCGTTTCCAATGAACGTCTATGGGGAGACGTTCCAAAAAATAATATAACGTTCACACGAGATCTAAAAACCATACTCATGTCTCAAACGTATGAAAAGGAGATTGATCAATTAGTATGCGATTAATCCACCTCGTAAACGAAGTACGAGATGTAAAGTAGACTCTTTTTGAATGTTATAATCCCCTAACGTGCGACCATCTTCAAGTTGTTTTCCCGCAAAGATCAAACGTTGTTGATCGGGTGGAATACCTTCCTTATCTTGAATCTTAGCTTTGATATTATCGATAGTGTCCGAAGACTCAACTTCGAGAGTTATTGTTTTTCCAGTCAGAGTTTTCACGAATATTTGCATACTAGTATGTATTAGAATTATTTCTTAAAGCATCTCATTTTAGCGTATTTGGAATACGTTAACATGAGGGGTAAAGTTGCTTGAAGTGGGGTTCGAACCCACGCGTGCATAGCACAGACGATCTTAAGTCGTCCTCCTTAGACCACTCGGACATTCAAGCATATACATGTTATGACTTGAATCTTTAAATATGATTTATTTAACCTATTTAAGAATGATAGGAAGAGCTATTATAGCTACAACAACAATTATAATCAACATCCATGGAATACCATCTGGAAGTAAATCATTTAACCAATCGGGTAAATCGTCGCGGCTAAACCAATTGAAAGGATTTGACCAATCCCTTTTATGTATTTCTTCACACTCTGCTTGACAATAATCAGGGCATGTAGGATTTAAAGGATCGGGTGTATCTTCGGTACAGGCAGGCTGTTCTTCTCCTACAGGTTGCCAAATAAGCTGCTCTTTGGTTATTTGCGTCATGAGATGGAAATCCCTTTCATCACCTAAACCGTGAACATCCGGACCTTCACAATCAACATCTGCTGGTTGGGTGCCATCACACACCTTCCATAAAGCATCTTCAAAACCGATGTAATCATCCCAGTTTACAGGTACACACTTCTTTACACACTCTTTAACGTCTTCATCCTCTTGCTTCCTCTTCAGGTAGTAATAAAATCCACCTAATCCAGCAGCGGCGGCAGCGGCGGCCGCTCTTTTTTGATTTTTGTACCTATCTTTAGGCTTTTCTAAACCACCACCTGGAGCAGCGGGGTCGGCTTTGGGAGCAACATACCCTGGTTCGCCTGGTTTAGGAGGAGTGAACCCTGGATCGCCTGGTTTAGGAGGAGTGAACCCTGGATCGCCTGGTTTAGGAGGAGTGAACCCTGGATCGCCTGGTTTGAGATTTGGAGTAGGAACTGCGCCTGGGTTAACTGCGCCGATTGCCATCTTATAACTTATAAATATTTTTATACGTCAACTTCCGAATATTGGCCATTTGGTCCTATGAGTATAGTTGTTTCTTCCTCAAATAGGCATCCATTCCCACCGAAAAATGGTCCGACAGATTTATATATTTGAAACTCGTATTCTTCTGGAAACAATATTCCAGTTTCATTCGTGTTTGTTGAAAAGTAATACCCATCCTTTACACACACCTCATTTTCGCCAACATCATCACAATTAGGTAATTGTAAAGTTTCAAAACCTCCCTCACAATGTTCTATAGGACACCTATTGTCCGGGCAAAGTTTGGGTCGTTCCGTTCCATCTTCAAACTCACAAGTACCCTTAGAATTTGCTGATTTGGTTATCTTAAACTTTTCTTTTATAGTGCTACCCTTAGGATTTCCTGGACCTCCACATGGACCAGAACAAGTTCCAATCATTTCCCAATCACCTTGACAATTTTCGGGGGGACATTTAGCATCTGGGCATGGTTCATTTTTTGTTGCATCTGCGTCATAGTCGCATATTCTACCTCCATTCGCACGTTCTTTAGTTATTACGTACGTACTTCCAATTTCTGCACCGTCCGAGCACAAACCCGGTTGACACGCCTGATTCTGTACCCAATCACCTTGACAATCTTCGGCAGGACATGCAGTTTCTGGACAATCTTCTTCTATTGTTTGACCGTCTGTATACTCACAAGAATCTACGTAATCACCAGATGTTAAAACTGACACAGTACCCGTTCGTTTACTCTCACCAGTACTACAAGGTTTATCGCACGCGTTCCAATTTATGGAAGTTTTACATACTTCCGAAGGGCACATATCTACTGGACACGTTTTTACATCTTTATCTCCATCTTCGTGTGGACACGCTTGACCATTATATTTTTCTTTAAACGAAACCACATATTCACCATTAATAAAAGCATCTTCATCACTACAATACCCTACACATTGAGTATCCCACACCCAATCTCCGACACAATCCTCCGGGGGGCATTCTGAAGCTGGACATTCTTCCGTTTTCTGTTCACCATTTTCAGCTTCACATTTACCTTCAAATGTAGCCTCCTTGGTAACGTTAAATGTTCCGTATCTAACACTATCCCCATCACTACACTTTTTGTTACATTCTGACCATGACCACTCACCTTCACAATCCCCTGTATTTTCTTTCCTATATTCAAAATATTTAAGTATAGAAAAAATAATTATCAAAGAAACTGTAGCCAGTATTATGAATACTTGCATCTATAATATAAAAATATTTTATCTTTGAACGTATGGAGTACGTTAAGAGGTAAATTTTTTACATGATAATTTTTTGTTGATTTCCAACCATGACATCCGTGTTAATTGTTATTTCCAAACCTGCGTCTCGCGCCTTCATACAAAACGCCATAGAATCCGAAACAATAGAAGATATTTCTTCCTCTTCTGTCTTGATGTTCACGAGTGGATAGAAAAAGTGTGGATATTGTATACTTTCGAGAGCGTCCCTACGACACGCGATCATTCCAAGATCTGTTGCGGCTACTTTGACGTGTTTAATATTGGGATCCATCATTTCCTTCGTGAGGCGCGGGTACGCTCCATGTTTGACGAGTAATTCATCATCAATGTTAGATATCGCAGATAAATCATTTTGATTTACCCTATACACAGCTGACACGATAGGATACTTATCGGTATCCTCTATGAGTTCAACAACTTGTTTTGGTGTGAAGAGTATATTTGAATCTATGGTCAACCATACATCGTATTCAATTTTACCATCAAACGGTTTTTGATCTTGACCCCTCTTAATATCAATACCTATCGTATTCATACGTGAAAATTGCTTATTATCGGAAAACCCACTTATAACGGCGACATTATATCCCTGTTTAGTGAGTTGTAAAAGTGTATCCGTCCACGCCAACATGAATTGTTCAGAAAAATCAGTTCCGGGTAAAGCGATGATAACTTTCTTCATATACGTATATCAACTCATTACTTTAAATATTTTACGAGTAAGATAGCGAACACATCCAAAAGTATAACCACACCTATGATAACGGGTATTCTCTTTTTAAGTGGAGAATAGCTAGGTAATCTCGACCATAATCCCAATAGAGATAAAACTATTAAGAAACCGAATAAAAAGATAAGCCATAAATGTTTCTTCCACCACGCGAGGCCCGTGAGTGGAACATCTTCTTCATATTCTGGTGCAGGGCCGGAAGTCTCTTCCTCTTCTTCGATAGGGGGTGGAGGTACGTCGAAACATTCCTCCTCTTCCGCAACGTACCTTTTCTTCTCTTCATCTGTACACATAGATTCCTTTTCACAATATCCACAAGTTTCGCCGGGTCTGCATTGGCAACACTGATCCATAGATGCATTTTCACCTCCTGGAAGAGTTACGTTTTCTTTAGACGCCATGTATCCAGACTCGCATCTATCAAGGCTAACAGGTTTGCAACCTAACGGAGCTATGTCTAAAGGGTCTGACATATTTCTATCGACTGCACACTTCATTATTATATATTAAACAAATTAATTAGAAACTAGGTTATGAAAATGTTCACAGAAATTAGAGAGCTTGGGCATGACGACATCATTCCACTTCTCCCGATCGCGCGTAATCAAATGTGTACACGTGGCATCATCGTGCTGCTCAATGAGTCTACATGAATCCATGTTTAACATCTCCATGTATGCCTGACACTGAATCTCTTCGTACTCTTTAACGGTTTTGAAAAGACGATTCGTCCTATTCTTAATTTCGACAATGGTGAAACTTCCATCCTCATTTTTCAAGAGACGATCGATCTTACCCACGACAACATATTCAGTTCCACGAATTTTACAAACTGGAATACTGTAATACTTATCGTCCACGATAAAGTTGGGATCAACCAAATCTGCGGTATCCTCTTCGTGTCGAGTACCATGATTGGTGTAAAGAGTCTTACGGATAAAGTCCTTAGCCGCAACAAGTTCTCCACCCACGAGACCACTCTCCGTGTCGAGTTGATTATTCACAGCTCGAAGTTTTTGCTCAACTGAAGAGCTGTTAGTAGATTTGAACTTCTCCGCATCCTTCAACACGTTTACAGCAATATCCGAAGTTTTGATAGCCTTGACAGCTACCTGTTCCTTGGTGTTCCCCTTAAAAGTATCGGGGGAATACTTACACCACAAATCCATCATAACATCGTGGGGTGCCTTGAACCTGTTTCGGTTAATCATGCTGGCAACTTCGGAAGCCTTGAGAATGATCTTAGAAACCCCAATTCGGTTAAAATTGTGCTTCATATCCCTAAGGATGGGATAGATTATACCACACGCCCTCGAATCTGCTAGGGCGTTGTGTGCATCATCCAAAGTCTTACCGGTGAGTTCATTGTAAACGATGAACAACTTTTTAGGTTTGAGAAACCTTTCAGTCACCAACTTGAGAGTACACGCGAAGGAAACCTTCTTAAAAGGTTCCAGACTCTTCCCACGTCTGTAGCACTCGGAAAAAAGTACATTCTCATCGAAAATAGAATTGTGTGCCACGAGTGAAGTGCAATCAC